ATGAAGGCCTACCCACGCGCGCGCGTTTACTCAGTTCACCAAGTTTTCCATGAAGCCCGTGGCGGCTTCTACGCTGCAGGCAAGCATGCACCCGAGTTTCAATATGAGCGTTACGGTGCTGGCCGCGTCCACGTATTTGAGACCGGGGCGCGCCACAATGACTACCGGCATGATGCCGCTGATTGGCTCACGGCTGGCAGTGGCGTTTCGACCGGGGGACAGTGCTTAGCCTGGCGCGCTCTGCGTTCGTCTGCCAACTACGAAGTAGTTGAATTCGATCTGCATGACGAAATCCTGCTGCCTGCGGCTCCCCGTCCCGACTGGCTGCACGACCGTTACTACGGGCCTTGCGATACGCGGAACAGCGCCAACGCCCGCGCACCCTACGTGGGTGCCTCGACTGGTACCTACAGCATCGGTCGTCACGTCTACGTGTATTCCAGCAAGACAAGTGTTACCGTTCGCAAAGATTTAGCTCTGCTCATCAGCATCCATTTCCAGGGACGTAGCATCACTGATTCCACGCGTGAAGAGGCCTTCAACATCGGACGCGTGCGCGCCCGCCAGTTGTCGATGAATCCCACCGACATCGCCGAACAACTACCCGTGGCTGTCGCTCTGGGTCTGCGCCATGCTATTTGCGCAACCAGCGACGCGGCTGATCTATACCAGGGGTTGACCGACGAACGCGACCGCGCCGAGGAAGACGTCATTGATCCGCCCTTGCACAAGCTGCTGGGTGACTCGTTTGAATGGATCGAAAAACTCGTCCGCCTCATTAAGAGCGGTGATAGCTCAACCCGCACTTACCGCGGTGCTTTGTGGGGTGCGCTGAAAGCCCTGGCCGATTTGCTGTTAGGCAAGGGCCTCCGCACAGCCATACGTGGCTGGCTATTGGTTAAGGCTAGCGTTTTTGGCACCGCCACCTTCTTTGGCTGCGACACCACCAATCTGAGCAAGCACCTTAAGAATATCAAACCGCTATTCATGCGCTATTACGAGAAGGCCAGCAGTTTGGTTAGCAGTTTCGACATCACCGACATTAGTGATCTTATTGCCTCTTTCGTCGAGACGGTGCTGGCACATTTCCGCCCCAAGCAGCGCTGTGCTACGCCCGTTGCCGAATACGATTTCGAGAAAGAGATGGAGGACTTCATCGACTCGTCCGAACGCGATCCCGTCGATTATGACGATGGACCTGAATCCACCTGCAATAACGCACGAGGCATTCGAGTAGGTAGTGAATACTGTGCGTTTGGCATAACTGAGAAGGCCATAGCCGATCATGCCAGTTTGGTGATACCCCCTTTTCTCGATTCTGACCACACGCAAGAATGCGAGATACGGCGTGACATTCAGATGTTTGCCATCGGCATTGCCGGGATACACATCTCTTCCGATATGTCCTGTATCCATAATGAACTTGCAGCCCTGCGTGGGCGCGCTCTCAGCCAATCTATCGTGCCTGCTCCTGGCTATTGGCAGACTGCACGCAATTTCGTGCCCACCTTGTTCCATCGAGCAATACTCAAGCCCGTCCCTACACCATCGTTCGCCAATTGGGTGTCCCGCTTCCCCCAACGCAAACGT